TGGGAAGAAAAAGCATTTGATTTAGAGGAAATTAAGAAAATTCCGGGAATAAAGTCAGTCTTTGGACTTGACTTTGGTTATACCAACGACCCGTCAGCCTTGTTTTGTGGCATGGTGGACATCAAAAATAAGGTTATATTTGTGTTTGATGAAATGTATAAAACGGGAATGTCCAATGAGGCAATTTATGAGGAAATTTATAAGATGGGCTATGCAAAAGAAAGAATACGGGCTGACTCTGCGGAGCCTAAATCTATTGATAGATTGAGACAACTGGGTCTTGTAAATATAAGGCCTGCAAGAAAGGGCAAGGACAGTGTAAATAACGGCATTGACTTTATACAGGATTTTAAAATTATAATTCATCCCCGCTGTGTGAATTTTATAACTGAAATCAGTAATTATACATGGGATGAAGATAAGTTTGGGAATAAGAAAAACAAACCCATTGATGATTTTAACCATTTGATGGACGCTATGCGATATGCTTTAGAAGATTTAATTTTAGGAAAAACATTCAGCTTTGAATAATAAAGGCGGTGAGATATTTGTTTGGTTTTTTAGAGTTTGGGAAAGAGACTAAAAGGATAAATAGAATTATTTCCGCTGGGGCAAAAACAGCTATGCCGGATTTGGAGTTTTTAGCGCAGGAAATAATAAAATTTAAAAATTCACCCAAAAGAAGAATGATGATAGACGGCGAAAGGTATTATTATGGGAACCATGATATTTTACAAAGGAAAAGAACAGTTATTGGCGAAAACGGACAGGTTCAGGAAGTACATAACCTGCCAAATAATAAAATTATTGATAATCAATACGCCAAAATGGTTGACCAAAAGGTGAATTATTTACTGGGGAAGCCCCTTACCTTTGATACGGATAATAAAGAATATCAGGACGCTTTAAAAAAGATTTTCAACCGAAAATTCCAACGGCTTTTAAGAAACATTGGGGAAGACTCACTAAATGGCGGCATAGCTTGGCTTAATCCGTATTATAACGAAAGAGGGGAACTTTCATTTAAAAAATTTGCTCCATATGAAGTTTTACCGTTTTGGAAGGACGCAGAACACACCGAATTGGAATTGGCGGTAAGGATTTATGAAGTTGAGGCCTATGAGGGAACAAAGGAAGTCATAATTGAAAAAGTTGAAATATACAGTAAAAAAGGCATTGAACGATATATATTATATAATGGATCCCTTATACCAGACATAGAAAACCCGTCTAGCAACTATATTGTCATTGATGACGGAACGGGGAATAAGGTTGGGTATAATTGGGAACGAATTCCGTTAATACCCTTTAAATATAACCACAAAGAAATCCCGCTTATAAAAAAGGTGAAAAGCTTGCAGGATGGTATTAATACCATCCTATCTGATTTTATGAATAATATGCAGGAGGACCCCCGTAACACGATTTTGGTAATCAAAAACTATGACGGCACAAACCTCGGGGAGTTCAGGCAAAACCTTGCCCAATATGGCGCGGTAAAGGTCAGAAGCGTTGACGGGGTTGAGGGCGGCGTTGAAACGCTAACTGTTGAAGTAAATGCTGATAACTATAAGGCAATTTTGGAAGTTTTCAAAAAGGCGTTAATTGAAAATGCAATGGGGTATGACGCAAAAGATGATAGATTATCGGGAAATCCCAATCAAATGAATATAATGTCTATGTATTCTGATGTTGACCTTGACGCAAACGGTATGGAAACCGAATATCAAGCAGCGTTTGAGGATTTATTATGGTTTGTAAATGTGCATCTTGCAAATACAGGCGTAGGCAATTTTGATGATGCGCAAGTGAATGTAATTTTTAACCGTGATATGCTGATGAATGAAAGTGATGTAATTGAAAACTGCACAAAATCTGTTGGAATATTGTCAAACGAAACTATCGTTGCGCAACATCCTTGGGTATCTGACGTAGAACAGGAGCTTAAACGGATTAGAAATGAAAAACAAGAAGCAATGGAAGAGTATAATAACGCTTTTGGTCAGCGAGGCATAGTTGAGGATGAAGAAGATGACGAAGAATAATATATACTGGCAAAAGCGTATGGAAATACTTAAAAAAGCGCAATTAAATAAAAGCCATAGTTTTTTTGAGGATTTAGATAGATTGTTCAGCATTACAAATAAAAAAATTGATGATGAAATAAATGCTTGGTATCAGCGCTTTGCCAAAAATAATAATATTTCTATGGCCGAGGCAAGGAGGTTGCTAAACACAAAAGAGCTTGAAGAATTTAAGTGGGATGTTAAGGAATACATTAAGTATGGGGAAGAAAACGCAATAAATCAGCAGTGGATGAAGGAACTTGAAAATGCGTCAGCGAGGGTACATATTTCAAGGCTGGAGTCATTGAAACTTCAAATGCAGCAGCATGTAGAAGCCCTTTATGGCAATTTCCAGGACGGGCTTGATAAACTGCTTCGGAAAATATACACAGAAGATTATTACCATACAGCCTACGAAATCCAAAAGGGGTTTAAAATCGGATGGAGCTTACATAGCATAAACGATAGACAGTTTGACATGATAATTTCAAAACCTTGGACGGCAGATGGCAGAACTTTTTCGGACCGAATTTGGACACACAAAAATGAACTTATTAACACATTGCAAACAGGGCTTACTCAATCGGTTATCAGAGGGGAGCCGCCGGATAAATTAATCAAAAGTATAGCAAAGCAATTTGATGTGTCAAAGTTTAAAGCTGGAAGGCTAGTAATGACAGAGTCGGCGGCGTTTTCTGCTATGGCTCAAAAGGATTGTTTTAATGATTTGGGGGTTGAAGAATATGAGATAGTGGCAACTTTAGATAACCGTACAAGCGAAATTTGCAGGGAATTGGACGGAAAAGTAATAGATATGAAAGATTATGAGGTGGGCGTTACAGCCCCGCCTTTTCACGTGTATTGCAGGACTGTGACGGTGCCTTATTTTGATGATAGCTTTGGCGAACGCGCTGCAAAGGATGCAAATGGTAAGACGTATTATGTGCCGGCAAATATCACATATAAAGAGTGGAAAAAACGATTTATTATTGATGCAGCAACAGAAAAAGATAAAGAATTATATATAAAGTATAAATCAATTTTAGGATTAAACAGTCCAGATGATATTGAAAACTTCCTAAAAATAAGGTATAATGAAAAAGAATGGGAATTGTTTAAGGCTTATGCTAAATCAATACAAAGCGGAGAATTGACCCCATTGGCTGACTTTAATACATATAAAGATATAAGTGATAAAATAGACTCAATTTTAATAGGAACAACAACAGCAAATGGCATTAAAATAAAATCAAAATCAAATCATTATATAGCGAGATCAATTGGGTCAGTAGAACAAAAAAGAAATGGGGTGAAACCTGAAGATGCTTTGCAAGCATTGACAAACCCTGTTGAAATATATCCTGTTAAGACACTGAAAAATGGGAAAAGCCAAAGATTTCGCGGATCTAATTGTATTGTCACCATAAACCCTGATACGGGTAATTTAATACAGGTAAATCCTTATAGTAAAGGGCGATGAAATGTTATGAAAATAACCGCTGAACAAAAAAATGTATTAAAAAAATACTTGCCTAATTTAGATGAATTTAAAAATTTGGGCGATTTATTACTTGCATTAGATGATGTAATAACAGAAGTGGGTTTTGATGAGAATTGGGAATTAAACTCAGAAGGCTTAAAATTACAAAAGATTTATGATGAAATTTATATGAGTAACGCATAAACCATCTATCGTTGTATATAAACAGGATAGGTGGTATTTTTATATATGAATTAGCACCCTTTGGGTGCTTTTATTTTGCTTATAAAATCGCCTTTTTGGTATTGAAGGCGTAAAAGAACAAGACATCACCGGGCACGACCGGGTAAAAAAGTGAGGATGAAAGGGGAAAGAAAAATATGAAAAAAGAAGATTTTATAAAACTAGGCATTAGCGAAGATTTAGCAGAAAAAGTAGCAGAGGCAGTGGCAGAATACTTAAAAGGGTTTATCCCAAAAAGCCGCTTTGATGAGGTAAACGAGGCTAAAAAACAATTAGAGGCAGACATCAAAAAAAGGGATGAACAGCTTGAAGAACTCAAAAAAATTGACGCCGAAGGTTTAAAGGCTGAAATTGAAAAATTGCAACAGGAAAATAAAGCCGCAAAAGAAAAGTATGAGGCGGAATTGAAGCAATTGCAATTAAATAATGCAATTGAAAAAGCACTAATTGCCGCAAAAGCAAAAAACATTAAAGCAGTGAGAGCTTTACTTGACATTGAGAAGATAGAGCTTGACGGTGAAAACTTAAAAGGCTTAGAAGAACAAGTTAAAAAGCTGAAGGAAAGTGACGACTCAAAATTCTTATTTGACATTGAAGAAAAAACAGATAAACAACCGATATTTAAAGGCTTAAGCCCCGGGGAAAGCAAGGATACGCTCCCTGGAAACAACCAACAGTCAACATTAGTTGACGCGGTAAAAGCATATTTTAACAAATAAAAAGAAGGAGTGATTATTTAATGGCAGTAACATTAGCACAGGCAAAACTTAATGTGCAAGACGCACTTCAAATGGGCGTAATTGACGAGTTTGCAAAGTCAAACTATATTTTAAATAATATCACATTTGATGACGCTGTTTCCCCAACTGGTGGGGGCGCAACCCTTACATACGGGTATACAAGAATAGTAACCCAACCTACCGCTGCATTTAGGGCAATTAATTCAGAATATACTCCGCAGGAAGTTACAAAGCAAAGATATACCGTTGACCTTAAAGTATTCGGCGGTTCATTCCAAATTGATAGAGTGCTTGCAAACATGGGCGGTATTATTGATGAAGTGGCGCTACAAATCCAGCAAAAGGTAAAAGCTGCTTCCGCATTATTTAATGATACTGTAATCAATGGTGATAGTGCGGTTGACTCTAACGCTTTCGATGGGCTTGAAAAGGCGCTTACTGGTTCATCCACGGAATTTATCCCAGAAAGCGCAATAGACCTGTCAACTTCTGAAAAGGTTAGTCAAAATTATATGGCTTTTTTAGATATGCTTGACGAATTTTTGATGGGTTTAGACGGCACACCATCTTTTATCGCTGGCAATACTAAATTAATTGCTAAAATCAGAGCATGTGCAAGACGTGCGGGAATGTATCAGGTTACTAAAGACAATTTTGGACAACAGATTGAAACTTACGGCAATGTTCCTCTTGTAGATTTGGGCGCTAAGGCAGGTTCTAATGAGCCTGTTGTATCAATAAACGGGGATGGGGAAACATCTTTATATGCCGTAAGGCTAGGTCTTGATGGTTTCCACGCGGTTTCAATGGCAGGCCAACCCCCGGTAAAAACATGGCTTCCTGATTTTTCAACCGCAGGCGCTGTAAAGAATGGTGAAGTTGAAATGGTTGCGGCAGTGGCGCTTAAGGCTACAAAAGCCGCAGGCGTAATGAGAAAAATTAAAGTACAATAATTGTGAGGTGTAAGTATGGCAAAGGTATATGCGCCAAATAAAGATTATAACGGCGTTTCTGCCGGTGTTGTATTTGTAAACGGGGTCGGTGAAACATCCGACCCTTATTTATTGAACTGGTTTAAAGAAAAAGG